AAAACAACTTTATCATCTTCCGTGGCATTATATACGAAGTCACCGGAATTACAGTAAGCAACCATTTCCGGGTCCATTGCTAGAGCTTGTGTTTCTGTCTTATAAACAAATTGCGCAACGTCATCTGCTTCCAAATCATCCCAAATTGGATGGAGCTTGGTAGTTCTCAATTTTTTAGTACGAACAATACCCTTCTGTGGATTTTCGTTATCAATAACTTTTTCTAAAGCAAATTCAGCGTCAATTATAAAATCACGGAACCATATAATACCGTTTTCGTCTGCCCTCATAATGTCATAGACAAGGTGATCCCATTCGGCTTCAAGTGTTTTTCTAAGATTGTCATTTTCACGAATGGAATTCGATTTGATTACCAATTCCATTATCTTACCTTCTTTATTAGGATTTATGGCTTCGTTGACATACTCATCAATGGCAAAAGAAATTTCTGGATACTTTGCCATTTCACGATAAATCTGTATCTTACCTTCTTTATTAGCTTCCGCGGCGTAAACGTAACGATTATAGGTGTCGATAACCCCACCGAAGGCACCGGCGGCACTAAAGTTTTCTATTTCTGAAACTGGAACATCAGTTTCGTTGTTCTTTTTGTTGTTGCTGAACATATTCCTTACATAAGAAAATATGTTCTGTCTTTGTCTATAGATTTTCTCTTTTTGGGCGGCAGTATGAGTATTGTTAAACTCTCTCTTAGACTTTTGGTATCCACCAGCAGCACCAGAACCAGACGTTCTACTAAATCCGTAATATTCTCTCCAAGACATTATTTTATTCCTCTATGATAATATTTGAATCCGCAAATATTGGATTTTGCGTCTTTAATAGCGTTTCTGTCAAATCCATATTTATATTTGTGGCAGATTTTATAGTTGGAATGTAAAATCTTCGCCAATACTTTTTCAAATCACGACCAATTGGCCCAAATAGTTTCTCTAGATTCTGGTAAGTAAATTGAACAAACGGCTGTTTAGCACCATTAGCGGCAAACCTTTGATCGTTCCAATATTTTGTCTTATATAAAGACAGGAATCGTTCACCGTTCATCTTGTTTACTTCCTTTCTACCGTCATCGGTATAATAATAATTGAACAAAAAGATATTAGGTCCTTCTATCCAACCCTCGGAGAGATTAGCTCCACTGAATATTATACATGGATCTACGTTTATCTTCTTGAAATTATCTTTTTTACTCGTATACCGAAATCGTAAAATGTCACCACGATAAAGAGATTTATCTGGCGCAACAGGAAAGCCAGTAAAATTATCAAATTGATACCCTAAATTTCTTTTAGCTAAGATGTCTTTATCCATAGTTCCACCATTATCTATTTATATAAATAGAGGAAAAGGAAGACATATGGGAAAAAGCTATAATCATCATCCAAAAAAAGGCGATTATATTCAAGGCGAATTCGTCCCAAAGAATCCAGAAAAATACAAAGGAACTGTTCCCGTAATTTACCGTTCTTCCTGGGAACACAAATTCATGCGTTTCTGTGATATTTCAGAAAACATCATTAATTGGGGAAGCGAGTCTTTAGTAATTCAATATTTCGACCCAGTTACCAACAAAACAAGACGTTACTTTACCGACTTCATTATAAAAATGAGGGATGGAAACGGTCAATTAGTAACTAAAGTTATTGAAATAAAACCATATAAGCAAACTATTCCGCCTGTAACCAAAAACAGAAAAAATAGAATGGCGGTATTAAAAGAACAACAAATGTATGCTACTAATCAAGCTAAATGGGAAGCTGCTAGTCATATTTGTAAACAAAAAGGTTGGGAATTTGTTATCTTAACTGAAAAGGATTTGGCTATTAGCTAAAACAGGTTTATTGATATTTTTAAGCATATTATTGATATCGTTTGTCTTAGCTAAGAAATCTCTAAGACCCTTCTCAACAAAATAATTGAATATAGTGTTAGTACCGGCAACTTGGTATTCTGCTAATCTAGTCTCTAGGATATCAATTAAATCTTTAGGAGTCTTAGTCAAATCAATAAGTTTTTCATTGAAATCGTATATCTTTTTGATTTCTTCATTTTCAAGTAATTGATTTATTTCACCGCTTTCAATTGCCTTTTCAGCCGTTTTTATACCGAACCTAGGCTTAATAGCGGTTATATTGTCAGACTTATCACCAATAAGTATCTTAATTAGTAATGCGTTTTCTGCTTCATGGACTTTCATTACTTTAGTTTCATGAGTAATTGGATTATAAATTGAAGTATTTGGATATTTCAATAATTGATGGTAATCACCGTCAGACGTTACCATTATTTTCTCACTATCAACATTCTTGCGAACCAAATACGCAATAATATCATCAGCTTCCAAATACGGAGAACTTATTACGCGGAACGGGAAGTTATTTTTCAGTTCTTCTGTGAAAACTTCAACGAAATTGAAAAAAGCATTCCAGTCGAAATCGTCTTTCTCTCTCGCTTCTCTTCTTTTTTCTTTATATCCGGCGTATAGTTTTTTACGCCAATTTTTAACAGCATCACACGCTACATAAACATCAGTAGGTGAAAACTTTTCTACTAAATGGAATATATTCTTTAGAATAACGTGTCTAAGGAGTTCCATGTTTTCAATTTTACCAAGTTCTTTTCTTACGGCGTAAAGAACACGGTAGCAAGTATGACTGAAATCAATATACAAATGTTTGGACATATAAGTTCCTTAGTCAAACTATTATACGTCGTTAAAACAAAAAACCAACCTAAAATAATTAGGTTGGTTCAATGTTAGTAAATGTTTTATAGATTAGTGGTAATTACTTACCGAGTCCCTTACCTGTTTGGTTGAGCTTGTCATCAAGCGAGAGACCGAGAGCGCCACGAATACGGGAGCGGAAATCTTGATTGTATTCCTTTGGAGCACCTGCAGAGCCTGGTTCACGATCGACTGGCTTGACGTTGGTTCCTTCAACTGCCTTGTCAGTACCGTGCTCGTTCTTAACTTGTTCCTTAGCGCCGGTGGCACCAGGAGCACGATCAACTGGTTTGACTACTGAATTATCAACAGCTTCCTTTGATCCGTGTTCAGTCTTTGCTTGTTCCTTAGCACCAGTTGCGCCATCCTTACGATCGACTGGCTTTACTGGCTTATCGCCGTAGCCCTTAACTGGTTCAATACCGCCCTTACCGTAAACTTTATTTGCGGCTGGGCCTGTGTAAGAATCGCCTTCTTCCAACTTTTGGTAGGCGTCTTGTAATTTCTTTAGAGTAGTGTCTGACATGGGTTATTTCTCCGTAAAAGCATTTACTAAGTGCTAATCGTATTTATAATGGTTTGATCTAATTTATGTGTTTTTTTGTCTTTTATCTTCTGGAAAGTAAAAACGTATAAAATTATTTATAAAATCTGCTTTATCTAATATAATGTTTTTTCCAGCATAACGAATAAAACTTCTCGGTAAAGCCTCTATATTATTGGCTTTTAGAATTTCATTGAATTTTTCCCAATCAAGGACGGCATATTCCGCTCTACGAGTTATCTTTATCATTACCAAGAATTCTTTTTTAGAAAATTGTGAATCGCCTCTACCTTGTTCAATCCATTTATCTAAAGTTTTATCATCACTTTCCAATAAACAATAAATGTTAGGGCCTGTTTTTTCCCCATAATTCTTACATTCTATTGAAAAAGGAAACCATTGTGGCGAAATAATATCACCTGCCAATATTTCTTGCGCATCTTGACGAAGAGTAAGATTCTTATCCCTATTCATACCGCCAACTATGGCTCCGGATTGCGGAACACGCCTGAAAGTATCTTGAAAAAGTTCAGAGAATTCATTGGCAATCTCACGTTCATATGAGTTGCCTTTCTTTTTTCCATTTATTCCCATTTAGTTCCTTTCTTCACGGTTTACGTAGTGATTCCAAAATTCTTCTTCCGTAAAATTAGAATTCTCTTTTATTATAGCAGAAACTTTCATTCTTGCCATTTCTAATTGAATTTCTTTTTCTTCTTGTTCACGAATGTCTTGTTCAGACATCAATTCTTTATTTTCTCTAAACAAAAATCCTTTGAAAATATAAGCAGTACCTAACAAATACCACAAACGCATAGGAATCAATTTCTTTATGCGTCTAATGATATTATCTAATGGAGTAAATGCGGCTTTCTCTTCTTTTGTCTTTGCGCTTCTAAGAAGCTCACCTTGAGCGTCAATTAATCCTAACTTATATGCCGGCCATTTTTCAAATGGCTTGGCAAATCTTAGACCAAGAGCAACAACAATTGCGTAATCAAGAAAACGATTTTCGACTATTTTGATAGTCTCATTCACTGTTTTCTTGGCTATGAAATCTTCCTCTTCTTTTATTTCACTTGGAAGCATTCATAATTCCTTTCTATTAGAGATTGATGCTGAATCCGCCTCTTTTTTCTCTGGTGTTTATACCCTTAGAACCAATAGCGAGTTGCTTTTCAGCATTAGCGCCATCGGACTTATCAGTTAAACCTTCCTTAACTTCTTCAGCTTCTTCTTCTTTCTTTACTTCGGCAGCGGCTTCTTCTTCAAACTTCTTGTCCATTTCTTTCCAAGCACTTTCAAGCTTGAATTTGGTGTCCAATTCATTTGGCTTGCTGTAACCGTACAAGTCTTCAATTTTCTCATTACCAGCAGCTTCACTAGCAATAGC